TTATGTATATGAACCAAGCTGCCACTTTGCGTAGCTGTTAATTTCTTTGCACTCCTCAACAACTTCGCATGTTGTAAATCTTCTATGGGTGTAGAGGAGCCTTTTTCAGCATTGACATAATCATAAGGAGCTTTTTTGTGGTAACCCAATTTCATTAACATTTCAAGATGTTTTGTTTTATCCCTATGTGTAGCAGCATTGAACGATTCAGTATGATGACTAGCAGCAGCATGCTGCGTTTCTCTATACGCTTGCACTACTTTCGGATCTTTTTGTTTTTCTTTTATTTGTGTGTCTGTTAAACCTTTTAAACCAGCTTTTGATTTGCCCTCGTCCCAAATATTTGAAGTGCTGTGGCCAATTGTAGTATCGTGACCATGCGCAGCAAATTTACCAACCCCATTATTACTTAACGTACCGGATGTTTCTTTTAATGAAGCGCCGTGAATTTGACCTTTTTTTGTCTTTACTATGAGATCATGAGGATTTTGAGAACGATCTACTTTTTCACCAACATGCTTACTAATACCACTACCAGTATGATGAACTTCAGAAATATCTTCTTTACGAATACCCTGTTTTTGTAAACTCTGTAGATAAGAATCTGCTGATTTATGAGCTGCACTAATAGTATACTCTTTTACTTTATCAGGCAGTGCCAATTTATTGGCTTCGTGTCCATCTCGAAGTTTTTTTATTTTTGCTTGGTACTCGGGATTAGTATTACCTGCTGCTCCTGATTTATCATGGATAGCGAGCACAGTCTCATGTTCATATACTTTTGATTTGAGAGTGTTGATACGGTTAGCTGCCTCTAGTGCAGCTGATGCATCTCTTTCGCTAATAAGTTGTGAAAAAATATGTGTTGACGCGCTCGATGGTGCAATGCACTCTTTTAAAAAGGATAAAAAACGTATCATTGCAATTTCCTATGTGAAGTTTACCCTGTATTTATAAAAAGAAAAAGCCCCAAAAGGGGCTTTAAATCATTCAAGACATCTGCTTTCCTATAGTTCGATCAACAAATTTGTTTGCTTGTTTCTCATTATCAAAGAATCGAACATAGCATTGCTCAGACTCAGGATTATACATCACGAGGCATATAACGCCAAATGACGTTATAGATGCGTTAACATACCATCCTTCGCATAGTACAGTTTCTAACGATGTGATTAACCGTGTTTTTTCCATTTATTTTGTTTTATCACAGTCTTCGACTCTTGTTATTTTATAGTATTTATTAAAATCATCAAGCTCAGCATAGAAACACTGCCCAACGTTGCTCCACAACAATTTCGATTGAAAACCACCCTTTTTCACATCGTTTGCCCGCTTGAAATAATCTGTAGCCATTGTTGTTCCCAACGACACAATAACAATAATGATGATTGCGATAATCAACGATCCGATACTTTTCAGTGATTTACGAAAAAAATCTAATGCACGACTGACAGCAACTTTGCTTTCAATTTTTGTTTCATTTTCCATCACGATCTCCTATTGAATTACACCGATAATATATATTATAGATATGACCATACTAATAATTACTAGACTCATCTCCTTCCACATATAACCAACAATCATCCATCCAAAATTACCAACAAACGAAAACCATTTATTCCACGGGGTTATGTCGAAGCTCGTTAACAACGCCCCAACAATAAGAACTGTCGTCGAGATCCATTTCAACCACCAGTCAAATTTTTGTTTCATTTAATTTTCCTTACATCTTGAAGATGTTGTTTAACGTCCACATATACATGATACAATATGGACATTCAAAAGTCAACAACAAAAAAGGCCCCGAAGGGCCTTTCTAAATTTTTAGACCAAGAGATTATATATCTTTTTTTTTCGTAAAATCAACCAGCCACTCAAAATATTTTACAGTAGCTGTTTAACTCTTGAGTGATTCGGTAAAAAGTCCATCAGAAACTGCATTTGATCGGCAAGAATGTTTCGATTTTGAAGAATCAAACCCTCTGCTTTGTCTGGTACGTATGGAACATAAAGCAACTGCATACCACACTGATCAAGAAGCAGGTTTCCTTTGGCAAAATTACACTTAACACATGCAGTTACACAGTTGGTCCAGGTGTTCTTGCCACCCTTGCTGACAGGTGTAATGTGATCGTTTGTCAGTTGAGTGTCTTTGAACTTCTTACCACAATAACCACACAAATTTAGATCGCGTCTGAAAAGGTTCTTGTTTGATAATGTTGGAACCCTGTTCTCGTAGTGAAACTTTGATTTGATCGCAATAATAGATGCAACGTCCACTTTTGATCTTTCTCCAGTCATGCGAGAAACACCTCCATGGAACAAGAAGTCTTCATCACCAAATTCCCAGGCAACAAGACCTTTGCATTTCAATGTGACCGCGTCTTGCCATTTCATCCAGCTGTGTGGTTGCCCACCGCTGTTCAACGTTAAGATTAGGTTACTCATTATTGCTCTCCGTTAAATTTTGGTACCCCCGGAGGGACTCGAACCCCCAACGTGCGCTAATCTGGCGCCTATGCCGAGGTATAAGCTCAGTGTTTACCATTAAACTACAGGGGCAATTTTGTTATTGTATGATATTTATTTTAAAAAGTCAACTGGTGCTATCTACTGGTTACGATCCAGTTCATCTGTTTTACCAAAACAGTAGGCTTCCATTGACCTCAAAATAGCGTTATTGGCACCCCCAGAAGGAGTCGAACCCTCTCAAGCTGGATTAGAAGTCCTGCCGCCGGAAATCCGCCGGTGGGGGCATTGAATTAACAGGATGGGTTTGTCGACTATGACAAATTAGCAGTTTGGTAGTCTATTGTGTTGCTGTAGCCATCCTAATATGTTTGTTTTGACTGAAGACTAATTTTGGAGTCGGTTGCGGCCGTCCTTAACCATTGTCAGGCTTATGTCAGGCTTCGTTGATGGTCCAATGATGCCGTGTAGTTAGCACGTCTGCTAACAATACGCCCGTCAAAACAAATCTGGAGCTCCCAACTAGATTCGAGCTAGTAACTGTCCAAAAAAGAACTGTTATACCATTTAACTACAGGAGCAAATTTTGGTGCTGGGTGAAGGACTCGAACCTTCATCATTCGCTTTGTAAGAGCGATGTCTAACCTCTCAAACCAACCCAGCTTCTTTATCTAACTTTTGTTGTTCTTCGTCAAGCTCTTTGAAAGCCTGTGTCAGTTGCTCTGTTGCTATTTCAACAAGACGTGGATCTCTAAATTGAAACACGTCAGGAAGATTCAACGTGACAACATGTTTCTTGCTGATGTCAAAACGCGCCGACACCTCAGCTTCATTTCCATCAGACACAAAAACAATCACATCTGCCCACTCAATAAACACATCATCGATCGGCGTCAGTGCAAACGACGGCGAAGCACCGACTGCGCGAGTGTTGAAGTTAAACGGTGGATTTGAAAGAATCCACGCAACCGTGGGAGATCGAAGCAAGCCAGCAGAACAAACACACAACACTTTTTTAAAATTCCCTTGGTTGGGATTCTTACTGTTCCAAAATCTGTTATTCATTTTGTTTCTCCTAAAATAATATACTTGATTACATTATCAAATAACACTGTAACTAACGCATTCTTTCCTTACGTTAGCTGTTCCTACTGCAATACTGTCGCCTACAATTAAACATTCTAACATATATTATCCTTTGGAGCGAGATAGGAGAATCGAACTCCTAACGTCTGCTTGGAAGGCAGTGGTTTTACCATTAAACTAATCTCGCGTAATCTTGACAAAACATCTGGTGGGCCCTATAGGACTTGAACCTATACTCAACGAATTATGAGTTCGCTGCTTTAACCAATTAAGCTAAAGGCCCTTTCTATTCTATGGTGGAGAATATCGGATTCGAACCGATCTGAATATCCACATTGCAAGTGTGGCGACCACCCCAAGCAGTCCCATTCCCCGTTAATACATAAAAGTGGTCTCGGATGAGGGATTTGAACCCCCGTTATTCCTCATCCCAAATGAGGTGCCATACCAGGCTAGGCGAATCCGAGTTATAAACTATTGGTGCTCTGTGACGGAATCGAACCGCCGATCCATGATTACAAATCAAGTGTTATACCGTTTAACTAACAGAGCTCTACTAAACTTACAGGTACTTTTAATGTAATTTGCTGACCGGATTGGATTCGAACCAATCTATTTCTGATTAACAGTCAGACCCGCCTCACCTAGAACGGTACCGGTCATCAAATTACACTTAAATCTTCCAATTCTTTTTTCATCAATATAACCAGTTTCCTATGTGTTGGAAACTGAGACCACTTCGCCTCATCTTTTTCGGTTTTGTAACCCTTGATCTCGATATACTCATCCGATTCTAGCAAATAAAAATCTGGGGTATATTTTCTACTTTTTCCTTCAAACTCGTAGTGAAACGAGTCTTTGTTTCTAATCCACTTGATATTATTAGCATCCAAATATTGCGCGTACTTCAATTCCCAAGAACCATGCAAATCAACACCATTATAATCGATATGCATATGTCTTGCTAAAGAAGTATGCCAAGTTCCTTCTCTCACTTTCTTTTTAATTGTTTCAGAAATACGCTTTCCGTTTTCTTTATTCCATTCTGGCGTTCTACTAGCATTGGATTTTCTAAGTTTCGCCCTGGTTTCTTCGCTAACTACCGGAAGTTCGAGTCCTAATCTTTTCGCTTTAGTATATTGATTCTCGTTATTCGATCGTTGAAAATCTTGATTATGAAAAGGTGTGAATTGCCTATTAGGATTCTCTTTACATAATCTTTCATGATTTCTCAAAGAATTTTCATTTTTGCATTCTTTACCACAGTGTTTACAAATAAGCATATTAGATTCCTCCATATACTTATTTATAAGATTTCTGTTTTCTAAGTCAGACGCAACTACCGCTGTGCTACTCCGGACCAAAAAATATTATGTAATTCTGGAGGAGGGCGGGCACATTCGAAGTCCAAACCGTTACCGGTTCGCATCGCTTTCAAGGCGAGCCCGGCACGCCTGTCCGGTTCACCCTCCATATTGTAATTCATTTTTTAAAGAGCATCAATTTAAACAACAAACACATTGTATACAAAACATTCAAAAAAGTCAACTCAGATTTCCCAAATCAAGAACCCCAGGTCTTTCGATCCTGGGGTTCTTTGCTTATTTTTTTAATTGTTCAGCACAAAAACTTTTATACTGTTGATACAATGTGTAGTCGTATTTATATGCTTGTTTTTCCCATGGCAAGTCTTTATAAGGAGTTTTCCTACTCACTCTTGTATTTTTCCATTTTGTATGGTAAATACAAAGCTCCTGTTTGGCATATTGTTTTACATGAACCATTTCATGCGACAATGCTAGTAGAGGAGATTTAGCATTTTGCCTCAAACGAATAACAAAATTCCTTGGTTTTTTTTCTGATGTGGACGGATAGCATTCTGCATACTCATCTTTTCTCATATCCTCAGCGAAAATCACTGTGATATAAATGTTTCTACAGAGATTTGGGTGCATCAACTTTCTACTATAAAATTTTAATGCAACCCCAATTGCTTTTTTAAGAGCATTGTTCTTGCAATTTTTGATTTTATATTTCATGGAACACTATTTTTAGGGATCGTTCTCGTCTGCAGGTTCGAGCAATTCACACATCGATATTGGTAAAAACACCAAGTCAATCACACACGATAACAAATGGGTCATGATAACTATGACACAAGCAATCGGGGTTATGATACACAGAACCAGCAATTTAAATAACGCGTTTATAAATTCTTCTTTCAATTAAAATCCTCGAACGTCGTTGGTTTAAACTTATTTTTTGCTGCCGGTCTTTTATCGCGTGTATCATCAACAATATCTTCTTGTGCTGATTGTTCGACATTGTAAAGTTTCATCTTCGCTCTATCAATACCAACAACAAATCTCTTGTCTTTATTAATATCGCTATACCTGCTCTTCAATTGTTTGACCATAATCTGATTGAGATCTGCTAATTCCTCAGTCGATATCAAAGCAAACATTAAATCTGCTGTAGCTGGCAATCCAAAACTCTCGCTCGTGTCTTCAAGACCAATATCACTACTTGTAAAACCAGTTCTATTCACCTGTGTAGCTGTTACTATTGGTAAATCACACTCTACTGCCAATCCCCGTAGTTCTTCCGCAATTGCCTTTATATAAGAGTAACTATTAACGCTTCCTGAGAGCTTCAATCTCGACGACATACAGATATTTAGGTAATCAACGTAAATAATATCAGGAACAAACGATTTCTTAAGTTTTAACTCGTTGATTAGAAACCTAAAATTATTTGCTCCCGCAGCACCTGTTGGATATTCCTTTATAATCAACCGTCCAGGGGTTTTGCTTTTAATCTTTTCGATTTTTTTCAGATACGTTTCTTTTGGCAACATTGAGAGTTCATCGATAGCAACATTCAAAAGATTTGCATCAATACGTTCTGCTATTCGTTCTTCCGCCATTTCTAGCGTAATGTAAAGTACATTCTTACCAGCAATCAGATTATAAGCAGCAAAATGACACATTGCAAGAGATTTTCCCACACCTGTATTATGGGATGATACACCATTGGTGTAATATCGATGATTTTCATGCTCTACTTGAATATCTACAATGGGAATTGTATTTCCTGTGAATTTAATCCTTCCGTTGTGCCATCCGTCGGTGCACAAATATTGGTACGGGACATACCCAACAATTGTCTGCTCATGCCATATGTCTTTAGCATATTTCCAACCTCGATCAGTCTCGAATAGGTGATTTTGATTTACCCTGACAATCTCTCCATTGTCAAGTTCAAGACAATATTCTTCCCAACGTCCTTTGTCAACAAACAATGATACAGGGACAAAGCCATCAGGTGAATCAACTTCAATGCTATAACCTTGCTCGAGCAGCATTTTTACTTCACCGATTTTAATTTCTCTTTCTTCGTAGGACATCCTCTTCTCCATGTAGGGTTTTCCCTTAAAAAATTGATTACTTGCTCGTCAGTTTGAAACTTACGAAGCGTGCCGTTACCATCAGTGACTGGCTTTTTAGCCGATTTTTTAGCTGCAGCAGAGGCCTTGCTTTTGTCTTTAAAAGCACCTTGTTGTTTGAGAAAATGATGATTTTTCCCATAGCTAGCTATTCCTCCAAGTCTAGAACGTTCTCGACGTCCTTCGATGGTTGACCAGTAAAACCAGTTTTTGACACCTCTCTCAGCCAATATCCGCTGAGTTTGCATTCCTTTCTTCTGCCAATTAGATCTTGTTTGTTTATCGACCCCGTGTATACCCAACTTTGACTTGTAACAATATTTTCCATGATCAATCCTGTCTTGATAAGAAAGGCCTGAAGGACCTACACCAATCA